CCAGAACGGCGTCAGCGATCTTGGGCAGGCCGTTGGAGATCAGCCCTGAGACGATGGATGCAACGATGGGGAGCATGTTGTTTCCTAGATGTGATCCCCGCTGGGGTCATAGGGGTCTATCAACGGTTCAAACCACGCTGCAAGCCGCTGACGCCAGCCTGAGCCCGTGCGGTTGTGTCGCTTGAGCCTCGCGGTCACGGTCGTCTCTCGGGGGATTTCCAAAAACAGCACGGTCATCAGCGTGACGTTGACCAGCACATCCAGCGCGTAGCCCACCACCAGCACCGGATAACCGAACACCTTGGAGAGGGTGCCGAGCTTGCCCATGTCGCGCACGCGCTTCAAATTCATCACGGCCATGAACAGAATCCATAGCGCGTAACTGGCCGCGAACACGAGTGCGATGAGCGTGATCATGTTTTTTCCAGTGCGGCTACGCGGGCGCGGAGGGATTGGAGTTCGGCCACAATGTTGGCAATGAACTCCGCCGAGCCGTACTCCATCGCTTGCATGATGGGATCGCCATCAGCGTCTACAGCGTCTTTCTCTCCGACCACACTGCTGGGGCTAACCTCCTGAGCTTCATGCGCTAGGAACCCCGCGCCCACAGAGCCGTCCACGTTCCACAGCCAAGTCTTTGGCTTGAGGGCGTCAATGAACGCGCCGCTGCCCGTCAAAGGTTGCGGGTTGTTTTTGAGTCGGTAATCGGACGAGGTGTTATAGGAAGTTGAAGTCGCGTTGACGCGAATCGACCCGGCAACTGTGTTTTGTTGCCGGAATGCAATGTCATAAGCCACATTGCCCGTGTTCGCGTTGTTGAAATTTACAAGCTCATTGGTGGTCGCCAAATTGCCAGTGAAATTAGCAATCCCTCCGGGCCTAAGTTCAATTCCTACGGCGGAAGAATCAATAGCGGTTTTTCCGACCAGAAAGTTGCCGGAGGAGTCGAGACGCATGCGCTCGGTGTCATTGGTCATAAAACCAATGGACGTATTCGCAACAGAACCCGCAAGACTAACAGGGCCTGCAATAGTTTTAATGCTGAAATCGTTTCCACCAGTCGCATCACGGACGCGGAAGGTTGCAGATGCCTTATCAATATCAAGTGTTCGTGCGGGCGAACTCGTCCCAATCCCGAGGTTGCTGCCATCAAACACAAGCCCGCTGCCCGTAGCCAAAGCAGAGGTGCTGCTGGCGTAGACAACCCCACCCGAGGTGTACGAAGTCAGTCCCGTACCCCCAGACCCTGTAGGCAACGCCGAGCCCAGCGTCATGGAAGCAAAGTAGTTCTGTGCCACCACTACGTTTGTGCCATCGCACCGCAGCGTCATGGAGGCCCCGTTGGGAACTGAGATCCCCGTGCCAGAAGTTCTGACCGTCTGAGCAAACCCCGTGTTGTTGGTCACAAAGTACAGCTTGCTGACCGATGGGACAATGACTGCGTACGAAGCCCCCGGAGTCCCACCCAGCACGAGGAACATGGCCCGTGACTGATCCGATGCGCCGTTGGCCGTGGTCAGCGTGAAATTTGCCGCCGTCATCGTGATGCTGGAGGTTCCCGCAATGGAAGCGTCTACCAGCGCCGTCAGGCCGTTGTTGACCTCCGTGCCCCAGGTTCCAGAGTACTCCCCGGTAGCAGGCTGAACCAGTCGAAGGCTTGTGGTGTATGAAGGCATTTGAACCTCAGTTGATCATTTGGGTCCAATTCGGACCTTGGACTGTTGGTACTGGGACCCACCCCGGCGTTTGAGCGTCTACAACCCCTGTCCAATTTGGATTCTGAGTGTTGGGCACCAGCCCCCAGACATTGACGTATCCTACCAGTCCAAGCGCTTGCACGCCAGTGGGAACTATGATAGCGCCGCCCGTGACCGAGACAGTGCCAATAAACCCTTGCGCCTGAACCCCTGTGACGGGAACCGTCAGGACCAGTTCTACAGTGACCGTGCCAATTTGGCCTTGTGCCTGTACGCCTGTGGGCAGAACAGTCGCGCCGCCTGTTACGGAAACATCTCCAACTTGCCCCGTAGCTTGGACGCCGGTAACCTCAGCCGTGACACTGGTTGTGGCAACAACTGTGACAGTTCCTACTTGCCCGGTAGCCTGAACGCCTGACAAACTTGTCAGTGCGCCGCCCGTGGCAACAACGGTTCCTACCTGTCCAGTAGCCTGAACCCCCGTAACAACAACTAAACCGCCTGCTGGGTTCCCGTAGGTTCCGCTACCGTATGTAAATGCACCATAGGCGTCATTCGGCGCGTCACCACCAAAGGTGCCGTTACCGTAGGTTGAGTCGCCGTAAAGTTGTGCTGGCACTATTCACCTCGCGCCTCGCGCTCCATCGGTGAATTCCAGTACCCATAGCGCAGCATCTGCCACAAATACGTCAGGTAAAACTTGATCGCACCCATACGCTGGTACTGCGCCCAATGCACCCGCTCGTGCCGGATCAAGTCAAGATCAGTCAACCGCTCGGCCAAGATGTAAATTCCGAACGGCGGAAGCGTGATGCCCGCAAAGCCGGTAAGTTTCAACCACCAGCGAACCGGACCTTTGGCGGGCTTGATGTTCATAGCGTTACGTTCCCGCTAGGCAAAAGAGCCGGGACAGTGATGGTGCCGTTAGGAGGGGGAGGAGGGGGCGGTGGTGCAGGCGGGTCGGGCGGGATAGGATAGTCCACCCACTTCTCCTCGCTCTGGCTCCACTTCCACACATAGCCCTCAACCGGCGCAGGCTCCACAGGCCGCACCACCCACCCAGGCGGGCACCACCAGACTGTTTCCTCACCGGGTCCAGGCACAGGAGGCTCAGGCACCTCCACCCAGCCGGGTGTGCCGTCCGTCTCAGGCTTCGGGATGGAGCCGTTTTTGCTGTAGAGCGTCATAGCGTCGGGAAGGCTGCGGTGGGTGCGGTGAAGTTAGCCGTGTAGCGGGCGTAACCGTTAGTGATGCGCAGGTCTTGGATGTAGCCGTTTAGTGGTTCAGAACCACCTGACCTTGCCCCAACAAACAGCGTTCCTGTCTGATTAAAATTTGTGGAAACTGTCAAAGTGTCAGTGTTGGTCCCGCCAATGTAAAACTTGGTTTGATTAGTGCCCGTACCTTCTCGCACTATTGCAACATGCGTCCAAGCATTAGCAGTTATCTGCCCAGTCAAATTTGACCCTGTGCTGGCCCACCTAAACAGTAAAGGGAATGTCCCACTTCCGCCCCCGCCTGGGTTTACGGAAATTCCCCATTCAGCACCAGTTCCTTTTTCTACAAAAGTTGCTGCTGGCGACGTAGAAGGAAAATAAACCCAAAACTCTACCGTAAAATTACCTGTACCAAATCTCAGTTCTGGCTTGTCTATGACGGTCAGGTAATCTCCCGTGCCGTCAAACGCCATGCTGGTCGGAGACCACTTTGCCTGCGTGGTGCTGACCTGAGCATTGCCCACGGTCTGACCATCGTTGATCGTGGCCGCGTCAAAGATGCCTGCGTTGGTGAAGTTCAGCAGCAGGCTGGTGTTGGTGATGGCGGTAAGAGGCGTGGTCGGCGGGGTGAAGTTGGCTGTGTAGACGGCGGTGCCCACAACCATACGGGCATTTGCAATATAACCAGTAAACAGTATTTCGGTAGTGCCCCCAGCCGCACCTACTACAACGGCTTGTGTCAAATCCTCTACCGCGCCTGTTTGTGTGTAAGTCCCAACAGAAGTGCCGTTGTGGTATAGCGTAAATGTGTTGCTGTTTCTGACTAAAGCCACATGCAGCCACACGTTGTTTGGAACTGTAGCCGTTATTACGCTTTGCCGCCAAGTGCCTCCAATAGTAGCAGAAAACTCTCCAGCCGCAAACAGCCATCCAGTTGAAGATGCAGCCGGGCGTCTGTTGATAATTGACCCAAGAGTGCCGCTTGTTTGGTAAATCCACGCCTCTAAAGTAAAATTACTTGAGGCCAAATTAAACGCTGCATTACTTGCCAATGAAAGCGTATCCCCCGTCCCATCAAAATACCCACTGCCACCATACGAGGCCGTGCTGTAAGACGCTGGCGGGTTGAATGGCGCGAACTTGCTGATGCGCGTGTCGCCGTTGCGCGTGATGGCAAAGGCGTTGGTGCTGTTGTCAATGAAGCGGTTGTCCTGCAAGCACAGCAGCTTGACGCCGGCAGCGTTTGTATATGGCGCTGTCGGAAGCGTAATTGTTAGAGCAGAATCTGCATACAGTACGTTTGAAATGTACGCATTTGCAGCAAGCCAATTCCCACCAAATGCGGCAAATCTGGCACCGATAGATATGGTGGTGCTGGTAAAATTATGATTTGAGGTGCCTGTAGCGACGCTTGTTCCGTTAATATAAAGAGCGACTTGATTGGTGCCTGTTCCTGACCGAACAACAGCAATATGCACCCAAGTATTTAATGAGATTGCCGTTGACGCTGACGCAGCAATAATAGCCGTAGTTCCAATTCTTTCAACAAATTCTAACTGCCTGCTAGAGTTTGAGCTAAGCACAAAACCGTTTGTGCCGGTGTCAAAAAAAATTGAATCGGCGGGTGTTGCCACAACATAAACCCACATAGCAAAGGTAAAGTTGCCCGTGCCTATGGATGTCTGGGTTGTAGTCAAACTGTTTTGAGACGATCCCCCCGCAAAATACCCGCTCCAGTACCCCGTGGGCATGTACGGGTTGAACGACCCCTGCGTGGTGTCGCCATTACGGGTAATGCTGAAGTTGTTGGTGCTGCTGTCGAGGAACGTGTTGTTCTGAGCGCCGTTCGTTGCGCTGGTGTTCAGCAGCAGGGTGACGTACTCAAAGAACGCATCCGTAGCCGCAGCAGCAGCGGCCTTCAGGGACGCAACAACGCCGTGCAATACGCCGCTCATAGTCAGGTCAGGCCGTTGCCAGAGATAATCCAGCTTGTGCTGGTGACCTTGATTGCCGTAGCCACACCGTAAGCCGCCAGCGTTCTGCTGCCCGTGGTTCCCGCTCCAGCGAGGTACATCGTGTCCGTGGTGATGGCAATCGTCACGGTGTTGATCATGTTGATGAACGTAACCGCCGTGCCCACAGGGTACGCCACCGAACCGTTTGCGGGAATCGTAAAGGTCCGAGCGTTGTTGTCCGTTATGGGGTGGACGATGCTCTTCCCAGAGTCAGCCAAAACAAGCGTGTACGCCGCGCTTTGAGCGTTCTGGGGCAGGCTGATAACGTTGTTAAGGTTTACGCCCAGCGCAGTTTCAACAGCGTTTACCGCGTCTGCAAGGTCGTTGTGATGCGGAGCGTGGTTGTCAAGACTGGCTGTTGAGTTGGTCTTGTTTGCTGGGATGTTGTCAAGTGCGCCGGGGAAACTGCTTGCCATAACCCCTCCTTACGCAATCCGAATGATGGCGTTCGTCGCGTCGTTGACAGGGAACTGGATGGTAAACGTGCCACCAGTAGAGGTCTTGTCTGATCCAAAGTCCAGAACAGCCACTGCCTTGTTGGACTTGCTGGAGTTGTAGATCAACGCCCCTCGGGCCGTGATGGTCGCCGTTGACCAAGACGTATCAGAGAAGTCCACAAACGCCGTGGTGCCTGTTAGCGTCACCGTAGCGCCGGTTAGCGTGTTTCCCCCAGCGGTATAGCCAGTACCCGTAACCTCATTGGAGGTCGTGTACACCGTGGTTGAAGCATCCAGAGTTGCTGCTGAGGTATACAGCGCAATCTTGAAAACATCCGTGTCCATGTCATGTTCAGCCAGCAAAATTTGCTGTTTGAACGAGGACGCCATTCCTTGGGTAATGGGCATTTCTTACTCCTTAAACCACTTTTGTCCGGACTTGCCCACTTCTGTAGGCGTCCTGTCGCTGCTTGCCATCACCGAGGTTCTTCAGCAGAACCAGCGATTGGGCGTATTCCTTGTCCATCATCTGCACGATGTCTTGCTCTTGCTTCATGAACCGGGCGGCTTCGACCATCACTGCGTTGAACAGCGCGGAGTCAAAGTTGTCACCCAGCCAAGACGTACCCGCAGTCACGATGCTCACCGGGTAGTAGAAGTAGTGCAGTTCTGCAGTCAACCCAGCAGAAGGAGTAGGACCGAGGATGAAGGTCAACTCCGTTAAATTTGACGAATCTGGACCAAACAGCGCGTAGTACTTCGGAGTGCCTGTCGTGCTGGGGTTTGGAAACGCCGAGCGGATGAAGTTCACATCCTTGTTCAACAGGTACTCGTAGTTCCCCAGAGCATCAATGACTGCGATGCTGAAGACAGACAGGAAATCTGTCGGTGCCGAGAGGTACTGATTCCCGCTGGTCAGCGTGCCCGTGACGTTCTTACGAAGCGCAGGAAGCTGCACCGAGTTGTAGATGCGCTGTTCACTTAGCTGAACCAGATTAGCAAAATCCGTATCAGAAAACGTGTTCTCACACGCATCTTGAACGAAAGTGCGCAACTCGGTGTAGTTCATGGTTTACGCCATCGGCCCGCGAGACATGAAGCCCCGCGTAGCAGCACCGGACCCACGCTGCTTGATCCCGGTGGTCTTCGGACCCGGAGCGGACTCCTTGGAGATGTTCCCCATCACCACGCACAGGTCACGCGGGTTGACCGGGCCTTGCGGGTATGCCTGCTTGGCAGGCGGCAGTTGCTTGATCTTGCCCATGTTTCACCCCGTCTTCTGGTTCATGGCGCGGGCCATGTTCTTGCCCAGGCGCATACGGTCCTCAGAGGTAGGACCGCCCTTCTTGAAGCCCTTGCTGTGCATGGCTTTCACGTGCTTGCCAACTTCTTGCTTGGCAACCTTGCGCATTGCTTTTTCCATCATCGCTCCTTAGGAAACGGATACTGTGACTGTACCTACTAAACCACTTGGTGCCAAGGCATTTGGCGTCAAGGCGGCATCAAAACTTCTGGACCCACCTACCGGGTTCCAGCCCCACTCAATCACCCGGCTACCCCCGCCGAACGAGCCCGTAGCAGTCACACCAGACGAGTACCAAGTGTTCGTGTCAGGCCGAGGATCGCGGATAGCCTGGGGATCACTGACTGGGTACATACCCAGTTGTAATTGCGGTTGATCTGGAGTCCAACATTGAGGACACGCTTTGATCTGTGTTTGCTTGGTTTTGACTACGAGATTCTTGAGCTTTTTGAGGTCAAAACGAAACCCGCAGACATCGCAGTAGCCGAATGCCTTTGCGCCGTTTGCAAAGCGATTGCTCATGATATGAATTGTTGGCGAGGCACGAACCGCACCGCTGCCTTCTCACGGTCCTCGGAACTGGCGAGATCCCAGTCCTGATCATATTGCGCCTTCAGTACTTGCATCCGCTCCATCGCACCGGGAATCTTCATGGATAGGTAGTACGCCAGTCCTGACACCAAAGCAGGGATAAACCTGAACGGTACATCTTGCGTGTACGTGCCGCCCGCACCAGCGTCTTGAATCCTGCGCAAGCGCCAGTAGACGAGCGTGTACGTCTGAGAATTGTCAGGCGTGGGCCACACCGTGAACTGCGGAGCAGGGCCTTGGCGGTTGATCCAAATTTGGATCGGCCTTGCAGACTGGAGCTTGTTGGGAATGGACGAGTAGGTGGAGACTGAGATGCGCGTGATGGTCAGGTCGGTCTGCGTGGAGACATTTCCCGCGCCCGTGCGAATCACATGCTCAATCAGATCCACCGTATCGGCGGGCAGCGTGTAGGTATTGGTGCCAGGAGTCAGGACTTGGGAGCCTTGTTCGATGCACCACATGTTTATGCCGCGATTCGACCAATCTGCGAACAACAGATTTAGGCTTCGCCGTGCAGTCTTCAGGTCATAGCCCGTGCGCAACTCAGCACCACATCTTTCGAATGCTTCCTCGACGTACTCATTGAGGTCGAGATTAAACGTAGCGGTGCCGGATGTGGTCATGGCTTACCTAAATTTAGCGGTCTTTGCAGCAACCTTGGGAGGCTGTTTGACAAACTGTCTGCCT